TCCAAATGGATAAATCAACTCATTGAATTTAAGTATTTGAATGCCCAATATGAATTGGATGAAAACAAAATTAGTACCCGTAAACTTTTCTTAAACCCCCCACAAAGAAAACTTAAAGGGGGTATTAAAGAAAAGTTAATGGATAATAGTATAGTAAATAGTAATAATAATATAAATATAAATAACCGCAAATCAAAAACAAGCAAAAAAGTGTCTGATTATGCGGACAACTATATTAAATGTTACGATGCCATAATTGAATTATTTCCTCAAAGAACAAGACCAAAAACAACGGCACAAAAAATCAAGTGGCTTGATACAATCCGATTGGCAGATCAAAAAGATAATTGCAATCCACGGCAACTTTGGTGGATAGTTAGCAAGGCAAGAAAAGATTCATTTTGGCAAAAGAATGTTTTAAGTATTCAAGACCTTAGAAAATCAAAAGAGGGTAAACTCCCAAAATTAGAACAATTAATTCAAAAACTTGGAGGAAGGGAATTTGATGCACTACGATAAAAACAAAACAAAACAAACTGAAAAAAGGTGCTTGGATGCCCTTTCAAAATATGGCGATTTTAAATTGTCTGAAGATGAGTATTCGCCTTTTGATTTATATGGATATACAAACAATGTAAAAACATTAATCGAAATCAAAGAACGATCTGAAATGTGGGATCGATGGTTTATCGAAAAACAAAAAATCGACAACCTTAGAAAACTAAAACACAAAACAAAAGACCCCTTGAGAATTTACCTTTTGATTGTTGTAAAAAATGATGGGTTTCTTTTTAAGGTTGATGACATATTTGAAATGGGAAAAATTGAACGTATAAGAATGAATAAACAAACATCAAAAGATTTCCCCCATTCAGATATAAAAATAAGAAAAGAAATTATTAATTTTCACCACCAACTAAACTTATTAAAACTTAAATTAAATGATTGATGAATTTCTAAGTCTTGGCATTGAACTTAAATCCAACGCCAACGTACAAAAAACAAAATGTCCAAAATGTTCTCACAAAAGAAAAAATAAATCCGACCCTTGTTTGTCGGTAAATATTGAAAAGGGTGTTTATAATTGCCACCATTGTAATTGGTCTGGAAACGTAAAATTCAAACCAAAAAAGGAATATATAAAACCGGTTGAAACTAAAATTCAACTATCTGACCGAACAATTCGGTGGTTTAACAAAAGAGGTATTTCTACCGCTACTCTATCCCATTGGAAAATTGGCGAATCGATTGAATACTTTCCCCAAGTAGATAAAAGAAGAAAAGCGGTTAATTTCAATTATTACCGAAATGGTGAACTAATCAATACTAAATTCCGTGATGGCGAAAAGAATTTTAAAATGGTTAGCGGTGCCGAACTGATATTTTACGGCATTGACAACATAAAAGAAATGGACACCATTTACATTGTCGAGGGCGAAATGGATGCATTGTCATTATCGGAATCGGGCATTTATTCTGTTTGTAGTGTTCCAAATGGTGCATCAAAGGGAAATCAACGCCTTGAATATCTCGACAACTGCTTTGAATACTTTACAGAAAAAAAGGAAATAGTATTATGCACCGACAACGATGATGCCGGGTTATCACTTAGAAATGAACTCGCAAGGAGGTTTGGAAAATTCCGTTGTAAATATGTTGATTTTGGAGATTACAAAGATGCCAATGAGGTTCTAACCGAAAAAGGTGCAGAAACATTACGATCAATATTAAAAGAAACCAAGTCATTTCCACTTGAGGGGGTGATCAACATCAACGACATTTGGCAAGATGTAATTAACTACAATGAAAAAGGGATAGTAAACTACTCAATTCAACTTGCGGACTCGGATGAGTGGTTTAAAATGGCTTTTGGTGAGTGGTCAACCATTACCGGAATACCCAATTCGGGAAAGTCAGATTTTGTCGATCAAATATCTTGCAATCTTGCCCTTAAATATGGATTTAGAACCGCATACTTTTCACCGGAATCTTTTCCCTATGAAAGCCATATAAAACGATTGGCAAATAAGCTAAATGAAAAGCATTGCACAACTGATGATCTGAATCGTACAAAAAACTTTATTGAAGAACATTTTTACTTTGTGAAAATAGACCTTGAAAATCTAACCCTAAAATCAATACTTGATAAATTCCGGGAACTCGTATTTCAAAAAGGTGTAAACGTTCTAACAATAGACCCGTGGAATATGCTCGACCATTCGGCACAAAAAGACCATTCATACGTTGGTCGGGTGCTTTCAGAGATTACCCAATTCGTACAACAGACAAACACCCACCTTTTTTTGGTTGCCCACCCAAGGAAAATGGAATCCGACAATGGTGTTTTTAAAATACCAACCCCCTATGACATTTCCGGGTCATCTGACTTTTTCAATAAGTCTTATAATTGCTTAACGGTTTACCGGTCAATCGGCGAACGAACAATGTATGAATCCGATTCGGTGCAAGTACATATCCAAAAAGTAAAAAGAAAAGAAAACGGAAAACAAGGATATTTCACCGTGGCACCGGACTTTAAAAATGGTGGGGTGTATAAACCTATCGATGAAAAGAAAAACAGAATCACAGTAGTAAAAGATACAATACCTTTTTAATTATGAAAATTTTAAATTTATATGCTTGTTTAGGTGGTAACCGTTACAAATGGGATGAAGTGACTGATGTTGAGGTTACTGCCGTTGAATTAGACCCTGAATGTGCAAGATTATATCAAGAAAGATTTCCAAAAGATAAAGTTGTTGTTACTGATGCACATCAATATTTATTAGACCACTATAAAGAGTTTGATTTTATATGGACATCGCCCCCTTGTCCATCTCATAGTAGAGCAAGGTTTTGGGGAATAGGTGCAAATGGAAAAAATCCAGTTTATCCTGATATGAAATTGTATCAAGAAATACTTTTTTTGAAACATCATTTTAAGGGTAAGTTTGTGGTGGAAAATGTTATTCCATATTACGAACCATTAATTATTGCTCATAAAAGAGGGAGGCATTTATATTGGACAAATTTTAACTTACCAAATAATTTAAATGATAGAAGGATTGCAATATCACAAACAAAAAACGAACTTAAAATTTTATCTAAATTTCATAACATTGATTTAAATAAATATAAAGGGAAACAAAATAAAGTTAAAATTGGCAGAAACTTGGTAGATTTTGAGGCTGGTAAAACAATATTAGAAACCGCTTTGGGAATTATAAGAAAAGAAAATATAAATCAATTAGAAATATTTTAATGAATTTAAACGAATATTACAACGCTTTCCGTTGGTGTGAAAGTAACTCCATCCGATGTTATCCAAAACCCCAAGGAAAGGAATATATTTTGGTTTATGAGATAAACGGACAACCCAAAACATCCGGCAAAACATATTCCAAAAAAGAATATGACACCAAGTGGAAAGAATTTTATATTTACCTTTACAAAAAATTTAAGGATGTTTGAAGTTGAATTTTTTCCCCTTTACGGTTTCACGGTTGGTTTTAATTATTCAAACGATAATATTTTAGAAATAAACGAGGAAAAGGATTTCAAACACACTATCCAAGTGTTCATTGGAATATTTGGATTTAACATTAATTGGTACATTGATAAATAATGGCATACGATAAAAAAGAACTTGAAAAAAAGGCGTTGATTGCTATCGAAAAACACAAACTGATGTTTTTGGAACATATAATTGCTTTTTTACCTTGTTCAAAACCTACTTTTTATGACTTAAAACTTAACGAATCTAACGCCATAAAAAAGGCAGTTGAGGAAATGCGTATATCTAAAAAAACTAAAATGCTTTCCAACTGGATTGATTCGGAAACGCCATCACTACAAATTGCGGCGATGAAAATGATTTCTGAGGAACACGAGGCACATCGACTGAATGGAACAAGGCAAGAAATAAAACACGATGGCGGAATCAAGTCAACATTAATTGAATGGAAACCGGCAAAAAGGGAATCGGAGTAGTAGAACAGAAGTGTAATCGCCAATTCTACGATTTAATAAATTCAAATAAAAGATTCAAAGTCCTACAAGGAGGGACTCGAAGTGGTAAGACATACGCCATCTGTCAATATGTGGCGTACATTCTAACGACTGCAAAAGAACCACTTACCATTTCCCTTATAAGAAAAACATTACCGGCATTAAAAGGCTCTATTCAAAGGGACTTTATTTCTATATTAGAACAGACCGGGATGTATTTCGATGGCAATCACAATAAAGCGGAGAACACTTTTAGGTATGGCAAACACTTTGTTGAATTTTTATCTGTTGATTTGCCGCAGAAAATCCGTGGGAGAAAGAGAAATATCGCCGTGCTAAATGAGGCAAACGAATTATTACTTGAGGACTTTCGCCAAATCAATATGAGAACCACCGACAACATAATTATGGACTTCAATCCATCCGACCCGGTACATTGGATATATGATGATATCATCCCAAGGGAGGATTGTGATACTTGGATCACCACTTACAAAGACAATATGTTTTTGTCTGATGATCTTGTTTATGAGATTGAAAGGATGCGTGAGCGTGATCCGGATTATTGGAGGGTTTTTGGTGAGGGTCAAAAGGCAATCTTTTCCGCCCGGCAGATATTCAACAATTGGAAATTTATTCCTCACAAAGATTTTCCGGAATTTGATTTGCATACCGAGGCGGTCATTGGATTGGATTTTGGATTTAGCAACGATCCATCGGCGGCGGCAATAATATTCCGCAAGTCAGATAAATTGTATGTCCACGAAATCTTGTACAACACCGGTATGACCAACGGTGACATCGCTGATTATTTCAAGGCAAATGGTTATGATCAAGTGTTAACGTTTTATGATAGTGCCGAACCCAAGTCCGGGGAGGAACTCCGAAGGTTGGGAATAGTTTGCAAACCGGCAATCAAGGGTCAAGGGTCAATCACCGCCGGGATTTCATTACTCAAGGAGTTTGATGTCATCGTGAGCCAAGAATCCAAAAACATATTTAAGGAATACAATGGATACTATTGGGAACAGTTAAAAGATGGCACAATTATAAACAAGCCACAAGATCGGCTGAACCACCAAATGGACTGTCTTCGATACGGAGTTTATTCGCAATACTCCAAGCGAAATGACTTCTTTGTTATTTAATTATATTAAATTAGACAACCAAACTTTTTTAAATGAAAACAGTAAACAGTTTAAGCGGTGGCAAAACATCATCTTATATTGCCGCTAATTATCCGGCTGACTACGATGTGTTTGCACTTGTAAGAATCGAACACGAGGCATCTAAATTTTCTGATAAGAAGATAAGGCAAGAGGTAGAGGATAGAATACAAGCACCATTTATTGCAACTGCCGAAGATGATATGATTATCTACACTATGTTAGATTTAGAGCAATACATAGGTAGAAAAATAACTTGGGTAACGGGTAAAACATTTGATGAAATTATTTTAAGAAAAGGCAAGAAATATTTACCTAATGTAACTCAAAGGTTTTGCACAACAGAAATGAAACTTAACCCAATTTTTAAGTGGTGGCAAACTAATATAAATAAACCAATAGAAACAAGAATAGGTTACAGAGCAAACGAACAACGTAGAGCAAAAAAAATGTATGAAAGGCAAAATGAAGATGGATTGCTTACACACAAAGTAATTGTTGGAAAAAGAAAAACACAAAACAAGTGGGCAGAAATAGGATGGCAAAAACCTATATTTCCACTTATAGATGATAATATCTACAAAGACAATGTTGAACAGTTTTGGATAGGTAAAGAAGTAAGATTTGCGTATATGAATAATTGCATTGGTTGTTTTCACAGAAACGAAGTCCTTTTAAAATTGATGAGTGATAAACACCCAATTAAGTTTAATTGGTTTGTAGATGCTGAACAAGAAACGGGATATAATATAAGAACTTTTAAAAACGGAGTAACATACGAGCAGATAAGAAATAGCTTTAAACAAGTCAATATGTTTGAAGATGATTTTAACGAATGCGATTCTGGTTATTGTGGAATATAACTCCTTTGATATTTAATTATTATTTTTGTAAAAATATAGACTTTAATGGCATCACTATTCGATAATTTCAAAAGGCTCGTGACTAAAAACAGTCAAGCCACAAATCAACTATTTAATCGGGCGATTTACAACTTTTTAGGCGATACAATAATCACGAGTGCAGAGAATGATGATTCTTATATCAACAAGGGATATCGTTTCAACTCAACCGTTTATTCGATTGTCAACCTTATAACAAAGGCGGCATCAACGGTGCCGTTCCAAGTTTATGAGGTGCAAAGTCAAAATTCCCTTAAAAGATATAAGGCACTAACATCAAACGGATTCGATGCCAACGCAACTCACAAGGCACAAGTCATTTTGAAAAACGAAATGATTGAATTGGAGGGGACTGAAATCCACGAACTGTTGAACCGACCAAACCCCGCACAGTCTTACGCATCGTTCTTGACCGAGGTCATTGCATTTGGTAAGTTAACCGGAAACCGTTATATCTACGGAATTACACCGGAGAGGGGTGCAAACCAATCCAAGTATGGCGAACTTTATGTTTTGCCAAGTCAAGCGATGGAAATCCATTCCGGTGGGTTTATGAAACCGGTCGACCATTATACATTAGAATATAATGGTACATTCAGAATCGATGCCGATGATGTTTGCCATATCAAAGATTTCAATCCCTATTTCGATGGGTCGGGACAAAACCTTTATGGTATGTCACCATTACGAGCCGGACTCAGATCAATGGATGCCAACAATGAGGCACTTACTACCGGGGTCAAATATCTACAAAACCAAACGGCAAGGGGTGTTCTTATGTCCGAGGAAGGAGATTTGAATGAAGTACAAGCCAAGCAACTCAAGGAGAAATTCAGACAACAATATCAAGGTTCAAACAATGCCGGGGATGTTATCATTACCCCCAAGAAATTGTCGTGGGTCAACTTTGGATTAAACGCCGCAGACCTTTCCCTAATCGAACAGTATAACACCACCATCAAAGACCTTTGCAACGTTTACAATGTCCCGGCGGTATTGCTTAACAATGTTGAATCGGCAACGTACAACAATATAAAAGAGGCACGAAAAATGTTATACACTAACTCGGTGATTCCCGAACTTATGAAAATAAGGGATGAACTGAATCGTTGGTTAGCACCCAAGTATGGCGAAAAGGTGTTTATTGATTTTGATTATACTACCATCCCGGAACTGCAAGAGGAAACCGATAAGGTGGTTGCTCAGATGTCCCAAGCGTGGTGGCTGACACCAAACGAGAAACGAGCGGCGATGTCTTATGGTAAGGATGAGGAAAACGAAAGAATGGATGAATACTACATCCCGGCGAATCTTTTGCCACTTGGTGATTCCGATATGCCCGATATGACACCCGAACCAATAGAAATTGAACCGGCAGAGAAAAGACAAGTGCCGGGTATGAATGATGTATTTACAACAATAAGTGAGGCACAAAGTAGAGCAAGAGAAATGGGAGGGGATGGATATCATTCCCATATTTACGATGGTTACACGATTTATATGCCATTTGAAACCCACGAGGAATATGAGGCGGCAAAAGAAAATCGCCTTGATGAATTTTACGGCGAAATGGATGCCGATTCTTTTGAATACAATTTCGAACTTGATAGTCGATATGATGATGATGAAGATACCGACACAATCAGCGAGGATCAAATCATCCAAAAAGCACCAAAGATTCGTGGGGCGATGGAAACGGCGTTGCGTAATAAAGTAAAAGACCACAATGAGGAATATGGTGACAACCCGGCAAAAAGGGCAACATATTCAATGTTGGCACGGTCATTTGTAAGGGGGATTGGTGCATATCGAACAAACCCATCATCGGTGCGACCAAATGTATCGAGTGAAGATCAATGGGCATTAGGTAGGGTCAACGGATTGCTTTACGCACTTAGAACTGGCAAATTCAAGAGAAGGGCATACGATACCGATTTACTACCGGAAGAACACCCATTATCATCAAAGGGTAAAACCGTAAAGGCAGAAACTTATTCTGATTACCCACAAGGTGCAACCAACAACGCCAAGCGAATGTTGGAATGGCGTGAGAAATATGGTCGTGATGTTGTCAAAGGTGGGACAAGGGTCGGATGGGAGAGAGCCAATCAACTTGCAAGTCGTGAGGCATTATCGTTGGATACCGTAAGGCGTGTCAACTCCTTTTTGGCAAGACATAAGGACAATGCAAAGATTGACCCACAATATAAAGATGAGCCGTGGAAAGACCGGGGATATGTTGCGTACAACCTTTGGGGTGGTGCGGCGATGGTATCTTGGGCAAAGCGTATTTCTGAAAACGAATAAAATATGTTCGATAGGGAAACTTGGAGAAAAGAATTTTCCCAACAACTCGATATTGGAGAAAAAGCCGAGGTTGCGAGATTCAAACGATACTACAATGAACAGTACAAAACCGCCATTGATGGTTTTCTATTGGACAACAATCCAAGAGGTGGCAATAATTTATTCAAATCAAGCGAACTTGAAAACCTTTACATTGGACTTTATTCCAATATCGGGTTACGATTTGCTAAGTGGTACGCCAAAAGTTATGATCGCCTAATTTCAAAACGACAAGATGTTTCCGGGTTTGATGATGTTTGGAGTGAGGGTTTTGCCGAGGCGGGAAGAAAGGTTGCCGGTCAACGGATTGTTTTATTACAAGGCACCGCTAAGGCGGAGGTGATAAAAAACTTACAACGATTTATGCAAGACCCGGAGTTTATGGCATTAGGTGCTGACCAAAGGGGTCGTATTTTACGGTCAAGGTTTAACAAGTTGTCAAAATACCAAGCGGAAAGAATCGTGCGAACTGAGGCAACTTATGCGGCGAATCTTGGTGCTGAAAGGTCTGCTCTTGATATGTTCGGATCAGATGGTTTGCAAAAAGAATGGTTGACATCCATTGATGGTCGTGAAAGGGCATCGCATAGATCAACCAACGGTCAAGTCGTAGATATGGATAAGCCGTTCAATGTAGGTGGCGAACTGCTAATGATGCCGGGTGATCCAAGAGGTAGGGCGGCGAATGTTATCAACTGCCGGTGTGCGGTTGCCCATATACCAAAACCGGATGCACAACCCACAACACAACTTGAAGGGTTGGCGTTTGGATTAGCCGGTGAAATGGTTGCTCAAAATGTTATTGATGAAATTTAATATCTTTGCAATATGAATAATATTATATTTAAGCAATCCCCAATGGGGGAGATAATTGATGCCGATGAAAAAGCGGGAATCGTAAAAGGTTACGCATCGGTATTTAACAACGTTGATTCTGACAATGATATAATTAAATCCGGGGCATACAAGAAAACCATTGCCGAAAACGGTAGAAGGGTAAAGTACCTTTACCAACACGATATGGATAAGCCTATCGGGAAAATGGTCAACTTGGAGGAAGATGAGAAAGGTCTTGTCTTTGAAGCCGAGATTGCCAAGACCCAATTAGGGATGGATGTCATTGAACTAATTAAAGCCGGTGTAATTACCGAAAACTCTGTCGGGATTCTACCCATCCAAAAAGAAATGGTAAATGGTAGGCGTGAGATTAACGAGGTGAAACTATATGAGGTTTCTGCCGTTACACTTGCCGCTAATGACCAAGCAATGATTTTGGATGTCAAGGGCAACGTTGACTCAAACAAAGTAATTAAGCGATATGATAATATTGCAAAATTAATTCGTAAAGGGAATATATCCGATGAACTTGGATATACTCTTGAAGCGGAAATATTAAAATTGAAATCTATTTTTATGAATGTAACCACTTCGCCAACTGATATTGAAGTTACGAAGCCGGAAGTCGTGAAAGGAGATTCAACTGAAGAATTTAACTATTTGTTTAACATCCTTAAAAAATAACAAAATGAACGAGGAAGTAAAAAATCAGTTAGACCAAATCGGTGATATCGTAGATTCTAAGATTGAAAAGGCTTTCAACCAAGCGCAAGAAAATGCAAAGGGTGAAGTCGAAACAAGCCTTAAAAGCGAAATCACAAATTTGACTAACGACTATAATGAAAAGATGGAAGCCGCTACAAAGCGAATGGATGCCATCGAAATGGAAAGTAAAAAAACTCTTTCAGGAGTAAACACAAAAACCTTTAAAGGTCAAATCGAAGCTGCCATCAAAGATGGTGCAATCGAGGCACTTGTAAAAGGTAACGCCAACGCTGCAAGATTTGAAATCAAAGCCGGTGATATGACAATGGCAAATGCCTACACGGGTGTTGTTGCCGGAGAAACTGTAATTGAGGACTTTAAATTTGATCCCTCAAGAAGCGTTCACATCAGAACTCTCTTGCCTATCGGAAACACCGATGCGCAAACAATTAGATTCCCTAAAGAATCTGCCTATGATGATGGTGCTGCTGCAACTGCTCAAGGTTCAACTCTTGGTGCATCTGATTTTGACATTACCGCAACAAGCGTAAATGTTGAAAAAATTGGCACTTTTATGAGAATAACTGAGGAGATGCTAAACGATACTCCCGGACTATCTTCTTACCTATCGGCAAGAGTACCTTCAAAAGTGTTGTCTGTCGAGGATAATGAAATTATTTCAGGTGATGGTTCTTCTCCAAACCTTGATGGTCTTTTAACTGATGGAACTGCATTTACCACATCAAGTGGCGGATTGTTTTATCAAGCAATCGAATCAGCAAATGAATTTGATGTAATTGTTGTTGCGTTAAACCAATTGGCACTTTTAAACTACCAAGCGGATACGATTTTAATGAATCCCACAGATTTTCACAAAATTGTATTGCTTAAATCAACCGCCAATGAATATTTAAGAAATCAAATTATTACCGGTATTCAACCAACAGTTAATGGAGTGCCTATCACTTTGTCAACTGCAATGCCCGCCGGCAAATTCCTTGTTGGTAATTTGGCTCAAGCCACTCAATTATGGGTGCGTGATGGACTTGGAATCGAATTTTCAAGAGAAGATTCGACAAACTTTAGAGATGGTTTTGTAACCGTAAAAGCCCAAGAAAGGGTGGCACTTACAACCTATTCCCCCAATGCTATCGTACAAGGTACGTTCTCAACTGCTAAAGCGGCACTTGAAACATCTTAATCTAACGATTAGTTTTGAACTTGAAAGGGTGGTCATATCGACTGCCCTTTTTGGGTTTAAGAAAATAAATGTAAAGTATTTTTTATATTCTAAAATAAATTATATATATTTACACCATAATTAACAATTTAAAAACAACTTAAAAACAAGATTATGAGAAAAGTAGTATTGACAGAAACTTATTCCGGGTTAAAAGGAGAACTTGTAAAATTGACCGGTAAAGATATTCTTACTGAACCAACAAACAAGTACAACGAAATTATTGATTGGAATTACGAAATGTTAATCGATGGCAAAACAATGTGTTTATTAAACGGACACTTAACAAGAGTAAAAAAAATGTTTTGGAATAAATATAAAGAACAATCTCACATAAGAGTTTGGAAAAAAGAAAAATAAAACAACCGGGGGTGGCAACACCCCCTTTGTATAACCAAAAATTAAATTATGAGAAATCAAAATCAATACAGAATACAAGATTCACCGGAATATATAATCGTGAAAAGAATTACCAACGAGGAAAATCGCAAGAATATCATTGAGGCATTGAAATCCTTTGCAATATTATTGGCGGCTTTTTTTATATCAGTTTGGGTGTTTACTAATTTTTTATTGCACATTGAAACCATCATTGATTGGTGGAACAACTTTCACATTGAAATATTTTTAATCGATATGATAATATGGCTGAAAAAGATAATTTCCTAAGTAAGAAAAAGGATATGCATATCCACCGGCATATCAACATAAATCAAAATATTGTTAATATCAAAAAATTTAATAAATTAGTGAAGTAATTAATATAGTTTTTTTTGTTTGATAATTGTTGGGAAATGTCCACCATTCACTTGGTGGGCATTTTTTTATACCTTTACATTAAACGAGTAAGTTGAATAATAATCAAAGAGGGTGTTTTTCTGAATACCTTTTTGCAACCGAATGTATTAAAAGAGGATATCAAGTTTCGATGCCACTTTCTCCGGCATCAATATATGATTGCATCGTTGACAACGGCGAGGATTTGTTTAAAATTCAAATTAAATCCACGATAAGAGTACCCGAAAAAGAAAACCTAACGGCTATTCATATTCCATTACAAAACAACAAAAGGATTTATGACAAAGGCAATGTTGA